TTTTTCTCTATACTATTATCTAACTCTATATCTTCATTGTTTTCTATATCATTATTTTTCTCTATACTATTATCTAACTCTATATCTTCATTGTTTTCTATATCATTATTTTTCTCTATACTATTATATAACTCTATATCTTCATTGTTTTCTATATCATTATTTTTCTCTATACTATTATATAACTCTATATCTTCATTGTTTTCTATATCATTATTTTTCTCTATACCAATATTCAGCATTTTTTTATTTATATCAGTATTTTGTTCTGTATTATTAATTTCTTTTATATCATTGTTCATTGATTCAATATTATTGCCAATTTTATCACTTACTATATCATTATTCATTAATTCTTTATTGTATTCATTTTTATGGCTTTCTGTATCATATTTACTTTTGGGGCTTTCTATATCATTGCCATTTTTATAACTTTCTGTATCATTGTGATTTTTATGGCTTTTTGTATCTTTAATTCCTTCTATATTATTATTATATTCACTTTTATAGCTTTCTGTATCTTTAATTATTTCTATCTCGTTACTCATTAATTCTTTATTATTATTATCTTTATCACTTTCTATATCATTAATTTTTTTATTATCATTATCATTTAAACCTTCATTTTTAAGTGATATTAAATCAACTTCTTTGTTACTATTTACTTCTATGCTATTTTTTTCTAAAATTTCTGATTCTAATTTATAATTTGAATAATTATCGTCGTTATCATCTACATTATCAATATTATTTAATGATAATTCTATTTCTTTTTTTACCATATTTTTTAAATTATTTTGATGTGCTCTGGGTATATGTTGTGATATATCATCTTCTAAATCATCCTCATAATTTGTCCCTAAATATTCTTTTAATATAGTTCTCACTGGTAATAAATTTCTAACTGTTTCTTCTATAGAATATATAATAATATTTTCAGCTTCATTTAAATTTCTCTGCTTTTCTAAATTATTTAATTTATGATCAAATAAATAAGGTCTTTTCCATATTTGTCTTGCTGATTCTATATAGCATTTATGTAAAAAATGATGACCATTAGGAACTTTTAAATCTATAGAATTACTCTTATCAGTCATTTTTATAGCAGTCAATACTTTAGTATGACTTACAAATACTGCTGTAATTAAATCTTCTATCCAATCACAATTTATTTTTAATATTACTCTATCATATTCTTTTATTATCATATCTTTTGTCCATTTTGGAATATCACTTAAATGATTTTGAAATTCTTTAAGATATTGATTATTTTTATTATCTTTTTGTACATAATCATAAACTGATTCTAAACCTTCAAATATGCAAGGAGCTAACATTCTTGTTAGTTGTTTAGTATATTCATTTTTAGCTTCTATGAGTACATTATGGAAATTATTCATTTTATTTAAAAATAGAATTTAATTTAAATAACTCAACGCAAATAATAAATAAGTATCCTATTTATTATTTCAATTTTTTATTTTTAAAATAAATTTGATTTAATACTTTAATAAATAAAAAAAATGAATTATAATGCTATTTCAACAGATTAACAACATTAATACAGATTGGAAAGAAATAATACTTAAATCTACTGAATTGGATGATCTAAATACTATATCATATCATATCAATGAAGAAAAAAAAATATATGAACCATCATTACTTATTTTACCAGAAATTGATAAAATATTTCAAGCATTTAAGTATTTTAATTTTGATAAATTAAAACTTGTAATTATAGGTCAAGATTGTTATCATGGCAAAGGACAGGCAAATGGTCTTGCTTTTAGTGTAGATAGTCACATCGATAATCCTCCGTCGCTTAAAAATATTTTAAAAGAAATATCAAATGATTTACAAATTGAACGAAAAAATAGTAATTTTGAGGATCTAGCAAAACAAGGTATACTTTTTCTTAACGCAGCATTAACTGTTAGAGAAAAATGTCCTGAATCACATAGTCATATATGGCGTGAATTTACAGATAATTTAATAAAAAAAATTTCAGATATGTCTGAAAATATAATATTTGTATTATGGGGTAATTTTGCTCGAGCTAAAAAGTCTTTAATAGATACAAATAAACATTTTATATTAGAATCTGTCCATCCAAGTCCTTTATCTGCATATCGAGGGTTTTTTGGATGTAAACACTTTTCTCAAATAAATAATAAATTAATAGAATGGGGTAAAGATCCTATTAATTGGAATTGATAAATATTATAGTAATATAAATAACATAGGTTAAAAATTAAAAGGAAAAAATTAATAAATTTTTTTATTTTATTTCAAAATATAATATATATGTATTCTAAAATTGTTAATCCCAAGACAAAGCATACAGTATCTATTTATTCTAAGACTGGACGACTAATTTTACATAAATATTTAAGACAAGTTGGCAAATTGATAGGAGGATCCTCAATTACTAATAATAGGATGTTATTACTAAATGAAAATGATATTTTAATTAACGATGGTATTATATTAAAAATGATAAAAAAAAAACATGAATCTAGCAAAGGACATCTTCATTATTTTACATTAAATACTGAAAGTAAAGAATTATGTATAATGTTAAACTATTTTGAAAATGAAATGCACAGAATAAATACAGATATTAGTTTTAAACAAGGTAAACCAAATAGAGATATACTTGGAAGATATTTTGTACAAGGACCTGAGTTCATATTTGAAAAAAAAAAAAAATATAATACGATTTCTAACATGTTTACTATTTCTATTGATATGATCCAAAATGATGAGATGGCATGGAAATTTAGTGAACAACCACCACTAACAGTTCCTGAATACTTTCCCCGATTGGGTATGGCAATTAATGAATGGTATTTATATAAAAATCTTTTTTCAAGTCAATTATTTGTATGGAATTTAGCACGTTCACTTACATATGCAACAAAATATTTATCTAATTACAAAGATATAGAAAATATAAAATTACTTGTGCGTACAGATATCGTTGGAAGCGCTCATTTAAGAACCAAGACTACTCAATGGCATAAAGATGGTTTAGATAATATAACAATTGGATTATATTTTACCAAAGAAATTGAAAAACCTATAATAGGACTTTTAATAAGAACACCGTCTAACAGAACAAGTGAGAGTTTGCTGGCTGACAACTGGGACGATTGGGATAAGATGGAGCCACACAAAGCACAACCTACTGATAAAATTCCATTAAATGGAGTTGGATGTGAAAGAATGATAATATTTGATAATCAAGAAGTTCTACATCGTAGTCATGACCAAAATGAAATCAGGACACTAATAGAAAATAATTTTAATAAATCAACGTTGGGGGGCATGCTTCGTTTTAGTGCTACAGTTATGCAATAGCTCTATTTAAAATTTTAATCTAATCTAATTCATACAAACAAATCATTATAAATTTATAAATAATTTTACAATTTCATAACATTTAACAACTAATTTATTAATTTTTAAAAAATTATATAAATTAATTTAATATTATTAAATTTAATAGTATTTATTTAGGAATATATTATAAAATGATTTATTCCAAAATAATAAATCCTAAAACAAATAGAAAAACTAATATAAATAGTAAATTAGGAAAAAAAATTTTACAAGAATATCTAAAAGAGATAAACGGTTCAGGTATTAATAAAGATGAAATTTGTGAATATATAATGGATAAAGGTAAAAAAATCCCAAGACGAAAAGGTCCTAAAGGTAAAACTTGTTACGCTGAGAATGGAAATGGTTGTTGTAGTGAAGATCCATGGAAAAATAAATGTAAATGGGAATCAGGTAAGTGTAAAACTTTAGATATAACTAATAATGATGTTTTAGATAAAAAATATGAGAAAAAAAAATTAACTTCTAAGATGATAGAAAATTTACTTTTAAAATATGAAAATTATAATATAGATGAAATTAGATTTTTTTTACAAAATGAATATTCTTATAATACAAAATATATAGGATTATTTTGGACAGAAGATATAAAACAGGAATATATCAAAAATAATATAGAATATTTAGTATATTTGCAAGCAAAGGCAATTATTGATGAAGATATAAAAGATGGTTTATACAAGTTACACATTCCATATCAGACATCAGATTCTATATTGATTAAAGATGATAGAATAAGTGCTGGTGATTATTATAATAGATTCAATGGAGAAGAGGGTGATAAATGTGATATAAGAAGTAATGGAATACTAAAATGTTTAATATTAGATAAAAATAAACGTCCAGTATGGAAGGAGTCAACTAGCAATAAACGTACATTAACGAATCAAAAATGTGGAGATACTCCATGGATAAAAAAATGTAAAGTTTAATTCTATTAATAATATTTTTATTATTAATAGGATTTAGTTAAAAACATAACTATCTAGAGGTTTAGTATATGGATTATTATTAAATGCGTCTAATGTAGACGGTTCAATTCTATCTACAATTTTCTCATTATCAATCACTTGTTTGCTGGTAGTAACTGAACATGGATCTATATAATTAATTGAATTATATATTTTTGTTGTATTAAGTTCCCTAGAATTGATTTGATCTCCTTCAATTTTTTTAGTTTCTTGATTTATCATATTTTTTCCTACACCTAAAGATACATTCGATAATGTTGGTTGTCTACCTTCTAAAGTTCCTTCTCTAATTTCATTCAGTGTTGCATTATAGTAATCACTGTAGGACATAGGATTACTATTATTACTATCAGCAGTTCCAGTATATTCTTTTGTAGAAAATTGTCTATTAGTATTAGGAGCTTCTTTTTCATTAGTTAGATATCCTAAACCACTAGAACTTACATCACCATCCATAGCACCAACATATTCAGTTGTTGTAAATTCTCTATTAGTATTTATAATTTGTTTAGGATTAGTAAGATATCCCCCTTCATTACCTTGTAAATTATTAATATTACCACTTCTAGTATTATCAATATTAGTTTCTTTAATGGTAGTTTTAGCTAAATCATTTGGATCGTATACATATCCTATATCTTTATTTCCCATATTACCCTGTCTATTATCATGTATATTTGTTTCTTTTATAGTAGTTCGGGCAATATCATTAGGATCATAGGTATATCCTTTATCTGGTAAATTAATATTCAGTACAGTTTCTTCTGATTCTAAAGTATTTCGATTAGTAATTCTAGCTTTTCCTGTTTCAGGATCTATAACAAAACCTCTTGTAGCTCTATTTTCCATATTTCCTGTTCGTATATCATGAATATTAGTTTCTTTAATAGTTGTTCTTGCAATATCATTAGGGTCATAAGTGTATCCTTTATCTCTAGATTCTAAATTTCCTTGACGATTGTCATGAATATTAGTTTCTTTGATAGTAGTTCTGGCAAGATCATCTGGATCATATGTATAGCCTCTATCTCTAGATTCTAAATTACCTTGTCGATTATCATGAATATTTGTTTCTTTGATTGTAGTTTTGGCTACATCATTCGGATCATATGTATAGCCTTTATCTCGAGCATCTAAATTACCTTGTCGATTATCATGAATATTTGTTTCTTTGATAGTAGTTCTAGCAAGATCATTTGGATCGTAAGTATAGCCTTTATCTCGAGTATCTAAATTACCTTGTCGATTATCATGAATATTTGTTTCTTTAATAGTAGTTCTGGCAACATCATTTGGATCGTAAGTATAACCTCTATCTCGAGTATCTAAATTACCTTGTCGGTTATCATGGATATTTGTTTCTTTGATAGTAGTTCTAGCAAGATCATTAGGATCATAAGTGTACCCTCGATCTCTAGATTCCATATTCCCATGTCTAGAATTATGTATATTTGTTTCTTTAATAGTAACTTTAGCTATATCATTAGGATCATATACAGTAATCTTATTATTATTAATCATATTACCAGTACGATTATTATGAATATTTGTTTCTTTAATAGTTGTTCTTGCGACATCGTTTGGATCATATGAGGTTAATTTATTAGGTGCTGTTAAATGACCTGTACTATTATCATGAATAGTAGTTTCTTTGATTGTAGTTTTAGCAATATCATTGGGATCATAAACATATTGTTTATTATTTTTTGTAGTAGCAAAATTTCCGGTTTGTCTAACATTTCCAATAACATTTTCTTTTCTTGTTGTTCTAAAAATATCTTCAACAGGAGCTATAATAGCTTTAACAATAGCAGTTAAATTAGATGTGTGAGTTCGAGTACCGGTAATATCTCTTTCATTTGTAGCAAGATTAATAGCATTTTTACCATAATCGCTGGTATTTTTATTTTCTATATTCATATTTCTAGGTCCAGATGTTAGATAATTATTTTTAGTAGAAATTTTTACATTAGATCTACAATTTTCTTTTTTTCTTGTAGCAGGTGCTCCGGATCCGGTATATGATTTAGTAACTTTTCTATTAGTATCTTTAACAACTAAACATGATTTATTTTTTTCTTTAGTAAAAGCTCCAGTAGTAGTAAATAGTCGATCTTTATCCCATTTAGAATATGTATCAGGACGATATTTTTCAATTTTTCCACATTTACGACGATTTACAATAGTACTTTTACCAGCATTAATACGTCCACTATAACTCATTTTTGGATTAGTAAGAACTCTAAGTTCATTCGTAGTTTTAGGTAACATAAAATCTCTTGTATCATTTTGTCCAAAACCACCTGAAGGAACATTTGTATATCCTTTATTTAATCCAGGTCCAACTAGAACTGAATCAATAGGTTTTTCATTATTTTTAATATTAGAAGGAACAAATCTATTATATACTTCACTTGTGTTAATTTGAGTGCCATTAGTATTAGATTTATGAGGATTAAACATAGGTTTAATAGCATCTTTTTCAGAACATAAATTACTTGTACCAGTATACAATTCTAGTAATGGTTGATTAGCTAATTCATATGTATTTTGTTTTACACTACTACCAAAGAATGGACTCATATTATTATGTGTAAATTCTTCAAAATTTATTGGTTTACCCGATAAACTACTAATAACTTTATTATTCTTATTTTGTGTAATTTTATTAGGATATTGTAAATATTTTACAGAATTATTTTGGGTATTAATAATTCTATTATTAAACTGAGGAGGAATAATATTAGTGTCTATAGCATTTTTTGATTTATTAAAACGCTCATTAGCTATATTTGACTCTTTTAATTTAGTAACTTTATAATGATCAGAACTATATATATCAGATTGGGTTGGTTCTACTTCTATATTATCAATATTATTTTCTTGTTCATTACTATTATTTGAATTTAATAAATAGCCTGCGCCTAAAACTGTTCCTGCTAAAAGATATTCCATATTAATATTATATAATAAATTAATTTTATATTTTTATAGGTTTAGTTAAATAATTTAGTGAGATAGTATTAATTGAAAAATATTAATAATTAATAGTATCTATATATTTATTTAATATTACAAATTAATATTCTCGAATTTGATCACAATTTCGCCAATGAACAGAAGGAGCATCAGTATAAACACCACAAGTAGGATTTGTATTTGTACATGGTAGATTACCTCCTTTAGGTAAACCGAGGGTAGGATCTACCGGTCTAGGTACACATGGTCTATGATTATCTTTAACTACAATTCTGTTTGAAATATTAAAATCGAAAGGAATTTCAGTACGTTCTTGTGGATCTAAACATAACCATTCCCATCTATTCCAACCAGTACCTCGTAAATTACAAGTAGGATTCGAAATTCTTGTATGTTCTACAGGAATAAAACAATCTGGAAAATGATGTAAACTGTCATCAGGATATCTTTCGCCTCTTTTTAATCCTTTATTATTTTTACAAGCTCCAGCAACTCCTTGTCCACATAACTCGCCAGATGTACAAACTGTATCTGGACAACAAGGAACAAAATTTTTTGAAGGATCTTTAGTATATTTTTTAAATAAACCATTTAATTCAGAATCTACATCTATTAAAAATTTTGTTTTATCGATTGATACACCTTGTTTTTGTAATCTGATAGAAGGTGGGTAAGGGTAACATTGTTTAGGACATGCTACACCTGGTTCATTTAATTTATATACACCTGGTCCTACAGATTCATTAATATCCTGGGAATATGCGCCAGAATCATAACTTAGTCTATTAAAACTCATTATCTAATATATATTATAAATATAAAATTTTTATACTTTTAATAATATTAAAATTCTATATATAAATAGATTTATAATTTAGTAACATTGTTGTCCACATACATTTGGATTAGGTAAATTGGGAGAAGGGCAATTCTCTAATTTAGGTGGTTGAGGTAGAGGTGTTGGTTTATATCTAATCATTTGACAAGGTGGTAAATGAAGTAAATCTGTTTCAACATTTCTTGGCTTATTACAATTTCTACCTGATACTGTAATTGGTTGATTAGGAGCATATTTTTTTGAAGGACATAAACTATTATCTCTAGTTGCTCCTCTTAAATCATTTTCTAAATCAACTAAATTTCCTTGAATATGACTTACAGCAGGGCCTCCTACTAATCCTAATTCATGTCTACATTTATTACAATTTTCATATTTCATAGGATTAAGAACATATGCTAACGGACCAACACTTTCATCAATCTTCTTAGAATATGCACAAGTATCATAAATTAATCTGTTTGAACTCATTATATATATATATATTAAGAATTTTTTTATAAATAAATTTAAAAAATTCTATAATATTTAATTAATTTCTTTCCCAATATTTTCCATTATATTTTAATCCACATTTTTTTAAGTAATCTTTATCTCTTATAACTTGTCTAGAAGGTTGACCACCCCTAATCCAGTCAGAATAATTATCTTCAAAAATTATATTTTTACTATTTTGAATATTTTCTTTAATACAAGGAACTTGGGGTATAAATCTATCTATAGTAATACCTGCTAAATTATTACAAGGTCTATTTTGATATGTATCTTCACCAGGTAATAATTTATTTTCTTGACATATATTACCTTCACCTCTACCCATAAATGGTATAGATGCGTATGGACGTTCAAATAATTGATTGATACATCTAGTATTAGTTAAATTTCTAGCATTTCTCAATTTAGAATCATCATCTATATTACATCCGTCAATTGAACTCCACCCATAACCATCTTTAAATAAAACTTCTGGATTTTGTAATGAGAGATCTTTCACTTTAGGGGCCATACAATCACAGTCATGAAAATTTTTTGTAGTATGTAAAATAGGTTTTTGAGTTACTTTAGATTGAAAATTCATATAACAAGGATCATGTGATAATCTTGAAAGTCCTTGAATATTAAAATGAGATTCTTTATATTTTTGACACGATTTCTTATTTTTTAGAGAACTATTATTCATATATTATATAATTATAAATTATTATAATTAATAAATACAATAATTTTAAAAATTAAATTTATAATTCAGAATATCTACTTCCTAAATATGTAGGATTATAATTATTCTGATTACATTGAGTACCATCCCCCTCTTTGCAAGTTTTATCTATTTTATATAACCAATTGGCATATTTTGTTTGATCATTTGGGATTGTTGTAATAGGAGTCGTATAAAATTGTCTTTGAGAATTCTTTTTTTCAAAAATATCATCCAAATCTTTATATAAATTTAAATTAAATTTAGACTCTATCTGATTTAATATTTTTTTATCAAAATTATGTGTTTTAGTAATAGCTTGCCTATTTGGATTTTTTCTATAATCTTCCATTGTTATGTTCATAAATGGATTATCCTTTGTAGGATAAACATAATCTGCTGGATAATAATCATTTCCAAATTTTTCTATCTCTTTACCAATTAATACTTTATTATTATTATTATTATATATTAAAAATGTTAAAATTATTGTGATTATAAATATGAATAAAAAATGATATTTACCTGTATAAGCATACATAATAAAAGCTATATAAAAAGATAATCTTGTATATGAATTTAATTGTTCTTCAAAAGACATATTAGAACTAGGAAAAAAATTTTTTATTCTATTGACTGAAAATAATATATTCGGATCATCATACCAAAATTTATCCGAATTTTCTTTTAATTTAGATTTAGATTTATCTATAGAATTCATAATATTATTATAATATTATTAGAAATATTTATACTATTTATTTTTTTACTTATATATTTTTTAATTAATATTTATAAATTATTTAAAAAATAAATAAAAAAAAAAAAAATAAATTATAAAAAAAAAATTTTATATATTATTTTTAAAATTATTTTTTTTTAATAATTTTTTTTTTTTTTTTTTATCTAATTTTTTTCTTAAAATATCTCGTCTTTTTTCCAATTCTATTTTTTGTTTATTAGAACTATCTTTAGGATTCAAATTAATATTTTTTATAAAATCCATGAATTCTCCATTATTTTCATTATTACTCATATTATTTACAAAATCTTTAAAACCTCCGTCTTTATCGAAATCTTCTTTTAAATTATTAAAAATATTATTTATAGAATTATCATTATCATTATCATTATCTGATTCATCAAACATGTTTTTAGATAATCCTAATTTACCCATCATACTATTTGCTTCATTAAATAATTTTTGTTCATTTATATCTCCACTTGACATTTTATTTTCTAATTTACTAACTACTGTTCCTATAAGATCTTTTAAACCTGAATCTTCTGTTCCTTCTAAATTACCATTTAATAATCCTTTTAATAATTGATCTGGATTATCTAATTTTATATTTGATGTATCTATATCTTTTACAATTTCCTTCGCTAAATTTCCTATTTCACCATCTAACAATCCATTCATATTTGGCATACCTGATCCGAAATTCGGTAAAATATCATTTTTATCTATATCTTCATCTATCTCAATAGTATCAATTTCACTATTTTTTGTGAAATCATATTTCATAAATTCTAATATATTAAGTACAGCTTTAGTCCGTTCATCTAATTCTGGTGAATCTAATTCTAAATTTTTATATTTATTTTTTATATCTTTAATATCTAAATTTGTTTTATATGAAAATGCATGTAAATATAAAACATGTAAATATTTCCATATTATATCTTTATCAAAATCTTCTAAAGATTCATCATTCCATATTTTATAAAAATCTATAGCATTTAATATTTTATTATTTTCTGAAAAAATAATTTCATTTTTTGTAGATATATCAAAACCCATATTATCAGTATTTTTCAAAAAATCTAAAATATAGATTTCATCTTCTGTAGGAAATTTATATATATTATTTATATCTTTATCCATACTCGGATAATTTGAAATAATATTAGAAATAAATTGTTGTAAATTTTTGTTAAAATTATTTAAATGTAACATTTTGTATTATTCTATATATTATTGATTAAACAAAAAAAAAAGTATTAATACGCAATTTATTTTGATTCTTCTATACATTTTGTATTTAAAATTACTAAAACTTTAAAATATTTCCAAATATTATCTTTACTCTCATTATCCATATCATTCCAATATTTTTTTAAATTATTCATAATAGATATCGCATAATCAACATTATCATTATTAACAGTATTATTAATAAAGTCATTATTTAATAAAAAATTTTCATCTTGATTCATTATTTCATCTTTATAAATATAAATATATTTATTAAAAATTTCTTGAAGTTTTCTTGGATTAGTACTTTTTAAAAAATTTATAGTTGTACTTGAAAATTGTAAATCTGGATCGTTTGGATATGATTCACTTAAATTATTAGATAAATTTGTTAATTGAGTATTAAAAGCTGATAATGTAGACATATATTTCTATATATGTATATATTTTTTAATATAATTTAGCGAATTTACAATATTTAATTAAAACTTCTAATATTTTGATTTTGATTTATATCTATTTCTCTTGAAGATTTTAAGGCTTCCATTCTTCTAGCTATATCATCATTTTTCCCACTTTTACTATTTCGATCGTTTGAATAATTATTATTTGTACTAGTAATATCAGGAATTCCTGTATTAGTATTTGATAAAAAAGAATAACTATGATCTATTGGATTATCTGTATCTAAATATGAATAATTGTCTGACCACGCACTACCCATTTCTCCTGGTAAAAAATCTTTAATTGATTCTTCTATATTCTTATGATTTTCATTATTTTTAGGAAGATTATTTTTTGTACAATTATTGTTATTTGGAGTATAACTGTTAAAAAATAATTCAATTGCATTGCCTGTTAATAAAGGTCTACCTTTAATTAATAAAGTTGGTACACTTGTAATATTAGATGGTATTTGATTTTCATGTATATTTATTTTATGAATATTATCTAATAAATTTTTTTCTGACAAATTTTGCCATAATATTTTACAATGTTGACAATTAGGTGAATAAAATAATATTGGTTTATCTCTCATCTATATTTTTTAATAATATAAATTAAATTCATTTTATACTTAATTAATTTAAATAAATTAAAATTTATTTAAATCATTTAAAAAATTTGATTTACATAAAGTTATATTATATTCTAATATAAATATAATGAGTAAATATATTGAATATTTTAATGAAACAAAAAAAGATGTTCAAACTGATTTTATAATTAAAAATATTCCAGTCGCTTTAGCTAATTCTATTAGAAGAATATTACTTTCTAATATACCTGTTGTTGCTTTTGATGATATATGGGATGATAATGAACACTTTAGATCTATAAATATAAAAAAAAATACATCTGGTATTCATAATGAATTTCTTTCACATAGAATATCTTTAATACCATTATCTATGGACAATCCATATTTAAAACTTAATAGTAAATTTAATTATAAAAATTGTACTAGAGAAATCGATTTTAATAGTAATATTGTACCTAAATTTTATCTTATAATTAAAAATAATAAAGAAACTAGAGACTTAAAAAAAACTGTAGGTTCTTTACAAATATCTTCAAATGATTTTAAAATTGATAATCGTAATGGAAATATTGATGAAATTGAAAAACTTGTTAACGAAGGAAAATTACAATTTTTTAAACCTGATCCTTATACAAATGATTACAGTATTCTTGATATTTTGAAACCTAATATTTTAGTAGATGACAATGGAGAAGAGTTAGAAATATACGTTAAACCTGGAAAAGGAATAGGTCTTCAAAGTGCTAGATATTGTCCAGTAGGAACAGTATCCTATAGTTTTATTACTAATGATGAATATGCTAATGAAATATTTAGATTAAAAATAGATTATAAAAATAAGGAACGCGAAAGTAAAGGTCTACCTGTATATACTCAAAAAGAAATAATTGACTTAAAAAAATCATTTGATATGTTAGATAAACAGAGAGTATTTTATAAAAATGATAACGGTGATGCTAATAAATTCCAATTTACAATAGAATCTATAGGATTTCTTACAAGTAATCAATTAATGCTTGATTCTGTAATATTATTAGAATTAATGTTAAGAGATATTCTTAATTCAATATCATTAAATAAAGATTCTTTATATTTTGATATAGTATTTAATGAATTAAAATTAGAAATTAATGAATCAAGAGATGAATTGATGGGATACTATATTAATATTAAAAATGAAAATCATACTATAGGTAATCTTATATCTGAATATTTTAAAGAATTTTATTGTAAAAATGATAATCCAATTGACTGTAATATTATTACATTTTCTAGTTACAAAATGCCACATCCTTTAACAGAAGAAATACAACTAAAAATTAAACTAAATCCTACTATAAGTGATGAAAACTATCGAATATTACACCAAAACTTATTAAAGAAAATATTTCCAACTAATAAATATGATTCTAAAGATAGTACAATTTCAAATATAAAAACTGATATTGTTAAAATGATTTTTATTAAAACTATAATAAATATTCTAAACCAAATTAGTGATATAACAAGTGAAGTTTTTCAATTAACTAAATTAGATAAATCTTCTTTTATAATTAATGATGATGATAATTATTATAATCATCTAAATTTTGATAATTTTCTAATTAAAGATATTTATACTATTTAAGTATTAATCTATCTTGGTAAATTACACGATTCTTCGTTATTTAATAAATAACATAAATATTTAGGTTCTTGATCATTTAACCACTTTATTATATTATATAATTTTATATTATATTTTTTTTTTTTTAAATTTAGTTGTGTTTTATTGTATTTAATATTTAATGTATTATCTAGTATATTTTTACAAGGTATTTCTTCATTTATATTATTTAAATAGATATTATGTACACAATATAAAGGTTTTTTTATAAATAATGGTAATTCTCTACGTTCTTTTTTAATATTTATTAGTGTGTAAAAATATAAAATTTTTTTGGCAAGATTATCAATTGAAGTTTCTATATTTTTTATATCTTCAAAATATTCGGAAAAATTTTCTAGAAATAAATTCATATTGTTATCTTTTCTTATTTCTAATATTCTCAATTTCATATTACAATATTCTCCTTTTAGAGCTTTTATTTCTAAATGATTTTTTCCTCTTAATTTTGTTCTGTATTTTCTATTTTTACTAAATAACATATATCCTTCTTTTGTATAATTCAATAAATTTAAATTTTTTAATAGATCATCATAACTATTACAATTATTTTCTAGTATATTATAATCATCTAATTTTAGTATATTTGGTTTTATTATTCCAATATCCTCATCAATTTCTTTTAAAGTATTAAGATCTCTTGTACAAATATGATATAATTTTGGATGATCATATAAAGTAACATTTCGTGCTTCAGGATGACATAATACAAATGAATAGCAATTTTTATTATTTAAAATATTAAAGTTCAAATTTAATTTATTAATAGTTTCTAAAAATAATTCTTTAAAAGTTCTTTTTGTATTCCAATAGCATTCTCCATTTAATGTTTTTTTTGTAGAAACATTCCATTCATTATTATTATAATATAAATTTATTAATGTTCCATCAATTGATTCTTCTACTACTAAATCATTCCATGATACATTTTTTATAAATTCTTCAAATTTTATTGATCCAATCAAACCTAACATTTTAATTTCATAATTATTCTTATCAATTATAATACTTCTACATTCATCTATTAAATTTTTATCTAATAAAATATTTGAAGCAATATCTTTTTTATAATCTTCTTTATAATTTAATAAAAATAAATTATCTAATTCTTTAATAGATAAATTAATATTCTTTAATTTACCTTTTAAATCATTATACATTAAATTTTTGTTATCAGTTAAAAAATTTTTTATTGTTGTCATTTTTATATACTATTTAATAATAAAATAAATAAGTTTTAAGTATTTTTTATATAAATAAATTGAATGTATTATAATTCAAAAAAATCTCTACATTTATAATAGGTATATGAATACGGAATCTGTAAAAACAAAATTAAATAATATATTAGATAAATTAGATTTACAAGGAGCTGAAATTGTTAGAATAATATATGAAGATGAAGAATTAAATAATGATGGAGTTATTATACTATATGAAAAAGAAACATTACTAGTTATAGAAACAAAAGACAGTAAAACAATAGAATTAGATTTAAGTGATGAAGAACTTAAAACTGATATTGTAAATATAATAATATTAGAAAAGGAAATAAAAAAAGAAAAGGAAATATCTAGCTCTGAATTAGAAAAAAAAAAAGAACAAATTGAAGTAAAATCTAAAGATTCAGAAGAATCTTTGTCTTTATCTAATAAATTAACTTTTGATGATAGTGATATTCTAATATCTACTATAAAATTTATTAGAGAATCTAAACCTTATGAGATTATATATTCTTATAATCAACAACATAATAGTTTATTAGAACATTTGTTTGATACGAATATATATAAAAAAATGGGTCAAGATGAATTACTATTTAAACTTGAAAATAAAGCTACTATCTTCTTGGATTCATCTTTAGAAAATTATAATTCAAATAAAAAACCATTAATTGAAAATTTTATAAATAATAATTATAATGATTTTATTTTAAAACCACTTGTTTATGATATTAAAAAAATATATACAAAAAATCAGAGTTTTATAGATGATGATTTCGATAATCAAACTCTTTATCCAGATATTTATTTTGTAAATCCGGATGATGAATTATCTGCCATGATTGAAAATATTAAAAATTATCATAATAAAACTGATATTACTAAATTACAGTATGATATTAATAATAATGAAGTTTTAATTTTGGAAGATGAAGACAAAAAAAGATCCTTTTTTTATTCCATAAATAAACCTTATTTAGAAGAAAAACCTGATATAAATCAATATACAACTACAAAACAAGAAGATCTTGATTCTATATCTAATATGAATCCTACTATAAAAAAAAAAATATCATATTATCAAACTACAAATGTTGAATTTGACCAAGTGATTTATAGATCATGTTTAAAATTTCCTCAAAGTAAACGATGTAATTCTTTAGACATGTCTAAAAAAGATACTGATCACTCTATCAACAAAAATAATTTTATTGATTCTAGAATAGCAATCGGTAATATAACTGTTTTAAATGATAATTACAATTCTAATAGATTAATTACTGAAAAAAAAACTTCCAAATTAGCTGGTATTACTACATGTACTGGAAGTGGAGATACAAATGAATTATTTTATAGTGGAGCTAAAGATAAAAAAGAACACAAAATTTCTGAATATAATAAAAGTCTTACAATTCCTCCTTCTAGAATATTATATCTAAAAGGTGAATCCTTAAAAATTACTGGAATATTATTAAAATCTGTTCATGATTTTTATCCTGAATTTTTAAATAATACTTTTTATGAAAAAAATGATTTAGACATGGAAAAATATGGTGTTAGTAATATTATAAAATTTAATCAAATTAAAAATATTGGATATAATTTAGTTGATCAAATAAATTTTACTGTAAATAACACTAATAATAATACTAATATTCTTAAAAATTATAGTGTATATGAAAATATTAATAATGTTACTAATTTAGATTATACTAAAAATAATTTTATATATTTTAATAATGATGAAGAAAAAATTAATCAAATTACATTATTGAACTATTTAGATAAGGTAGTTCCAAGTTCTGATGAAATATTCAACTATATTGAAAAAGATAAATTAAATAAATGTAATAACTTCACAGAAATTAATTCAATACTTCAAAAATATAATTTATCAATTGATAATTTTTCTTATAATCAAATCAAAAAACTAAATATTCACAAATTATTTGAAAATAATTCTGAATATTATATTCAATATTCCAAATATTGTAATTTAGATAAAAAACAAAAAAAAAATGTAAATATCATTGCTAAACAATTAATTATATCAATTTTAAAAAATAAAAAAAAAATAGAAAAAGAAAATTTAAATGAAATTTTAATAATTAATAATCCTTCACTGTATATTTCTAATTTAATAGATAAAATATTCGCTTCAATTCTACCTATAATTAAAAATAATTATACTAAAGATGATTTATATGATATTGTTAATTTTCTTAATTTACAAATAAAAATAGATATACAAAGTGATATAAACGATTTTAATAGTATTTTAAAAAATGTTATAATTAAATTTCTTGTTACTAGAAATTTGTATGAATATACCTATTATAAAAATCAATTATATAATACCATATTTTCACAATCAGATAAATTACCTTCTCTAAATATAGAAAAACTAAATCAAATATTAAGTGTATATAATATTATTAATTTAGATAGTTTATATAAATATAATTTAAACTACAATAATGATTTATCTAATATTGAATTAATGTCTATAAATTTTATAAGTAATATTAATAAATCATTTGATAATGGTAATTTATTTTATGATTTTATTTCGAATGTTAATAAAAATGAAGTTTTATTCAAAATTAAAAATCATTTAAATCTTATTGCTAAAAATTATTATCAGAGCAAAAATAATATACCAAATTCTCTGTTGAATAAATTATGGTATGAATTAGAAGAGTCTGAAAAAAAAAAATATTATATAACTGAAGACAATATAATAAATTTAGAAAATGAATTATCTCAAATTAAATCAGATTATTTAGCTCAAAAAGAATTGTATAGTTTTTATTTTAATAAGTGTGATAATTTTGAAATTGTAAAAGTCTATAAAGATAAAAATTTAATTTTAAAATATAATAAATCTAATGAAGATATTTATTATGATGATTTATTTGATACAACTATTTCTGATATTAAAACTGCTAAAGAATTACTTGATAAAAACTTAGAATATAATTTACAAGATACTAAATTTAAACAAATAATGTTTGATATTTTTAAAGAAAAATATATATTTAATAGCGATAAAGAAATTAATGCTAAAATTGAGAATCTTATTGATAATTATGATAATATTGTTACAAAACAAAAAAGAAAAATTAAACAAGATAATTTTGCATTATTATGGACAAATACTGATAGAGTTATATACAAATATATCAATCGAATATGGTATCCATTAAATAAAGAAGAATTAATGAAAGAAAAAATTAAAAATAACAGTCACATATCATATTTAAAAAAAGATATTTCAAATAATATTTTAAACTTTACTTTTGAGGATTTAATAGTATCAAATATTAATATTTTTGAAGAAGAAAAAATCTCTACTGAAAAAACAAATACTTTAGAATATAATGAATCACTATGTATTAGTTTAGATGATGATATTATTACATCATTTGATAAAGATATTAAGCAAAATAGCTATAACAAAATTTGTGTTCCAAAAAAAATTATTACAATGATTTATAAAGCAAGTAAATTAAATCATGATATATCTGATTTTAATAATATAACAAAATCTATAAAAAAATTACAACATGATATACTTAAAACTGACAATAAAATTACTTATACTATCAATAATCGAAATAATATCAGTCAATCTAATAAAAGATCTAAAATTGTTTCTGAAAATAAAGAAATTAATTTAGATATTAATAAGGTTTCTGATAGATTATGGAATATATGGAAAAAAGCATATAATATTTATGATGTTGATATAAGACTATCTGAAATTAAAGATATAATCGCAAATTATGGTACTATAAAAAAAAATACTGAAAATTCTAATGATATTGATGAAAATTTCTTTTATTGGGATGTTCCATTTACAAATGAAAAAATGTGTTGTATTCATTATGATGATTTGACTGAAATCGCATATAAACCTGATAAAATAAGAGAAGAAATTTTAAATAATATTAAAATTAAATACTGTACTGGTAATTCTTCTGATCAAAAAAGTAAAGGTGGAATAATAAATAATAGATTTATATGTAATTTTTGTGGTGAAACTATTGATTATATACAATTATCTGAATTAGAAGGATTTACTGGAGAAAAACCTATACAATTTAGACAAAAAAATCTAGAAGAAAATGATGATTTTACTATATTATATACAGATGAGCTAGAAGAAATAGCAAATACCTTAGATCTATATTGTAGTCAAATCGGAATTAAATTATCAAATAATGATAGAGATTTGATTATAGTTAATTCTGAAATAACAATCAAACAATATGATTTAACTATTTCACAATATTTAAATGGTGATAATACGCCTTATTTAGATGAAAATATTAATTATCCTAAAAATCATTCTGATTTTGAATTAAAAGAAGGAAATCATTTAATTAATTCCGCAAGTCAATCTAATTTGGAAAAGAAACAAGAAAGTTATGCATCTTATCTAAAGATATTTAAAAATTTAGATGAAGTTACATATTATCAAAATATTAATCAGATAAAAGAATGGAAAAATGAATTAGACAATTTACCAAGATCTGAAAAAAAACAATATACGAAAGATAATTCTGATAAATTTAACTGTATTTTGTTTATGACTTTTTTTGAAAAACAATTTCTTCCTAATTATTATAGTTACAAATCTTCTATTAATATTTCAATTATTCTACAATATTTACTAAATATTATATTTTATAGGATACCTAGATATATTGTTACTGGAAGTGGAAATGAAAAAATCGCAAAAATAAAATTTTTTAACATAGATCCAATGAAACCTGATCAAGCTACAGATTATCTTTTAAAAGATATTACTAATAAGTTTATTTCTAAAAGTACAAAAAAAATATATAATAATCTAATAAGATGGGAAACTTTAAATACAATTTATGGTGATTGGAATAAAAATGAAATTAATTATAAAATTTTTAAATCAAAAAGTTGGAATTTTATTAAATCAAATATAGATAAAATTCAATGGATTGTGACTTTAAAAGATGAGTATGATATTTATCATCTTAATCAATTAGAAAATATAGATAATATTATAGAAAATGAAAAAACATGGTATGAATTTAAACCATCTTTAAATGTTAATTATGAATATAAATCTGATATACCTGATTTAATTAATGAACAAATTATAATGTACAATGAAAATATACAAGAATTAATAAGAATTAATAATATAGTTAAAATACATACTACTCAACAAAATATTGATGAACATCAAAAATTAATATTACAAATAAATACTACTTTAGAATTAATAAAAAAAAATATATTAGATCAATCTAGAAAATTAGCTGAGCAATTTATTTCCATTATTAATCGAAAAATACATGAAGAATTTCCGGAATCTGTTTCTAATTCTAGTTTAATTAGCTATACTTATCATTGCTGTTCTAACAATATCAAAAACAATTATTTACAATTTTTTGAAGATGATTCTGTTATAGAAGCAAATCTTATCCACATTATAAATGAATTAAATTTAGCAAATAATTTTATAGATAATATTAATATATCTGAAAATAATAATTTTATATTTAATGAAAATAATGTAAATAGTAATGGAAATTGTTACAGAAAATTATTAGATTATTTAAATATAGATATAGATACCAAAATTTATGAAACTGACATGTTTTCTATTCCAAATAAAATTACAAATTATTCTAAATATCTATCAAAACAATTAGAAAATTTAAATTTAGTAAATATTACACAATTATTTACTGAAAATCCTAATCTTATTGGAAAAAAGAGAATTTGGCATATTTATGAAGAAAATGATTTATACCTTTTAAATGAAATTTATGAATATTATGCTAAAAATGATTTGGATAAACCTACTGATATGGAATTAAACAATAAATTAGTTGAAAAGTTAAAAATAAAATATAGTGAATTTGATGAAGAATATATAGAATTAAAGGCGGAAGTAATTATGAATACTGTTAATGATAAAAATGTTGGTGTTGTAAAACTAGATAAAGTATCTGGACTATATGATTTTCAAATAAAAAAAAGAATACACGAACGTTTTAATGATATCCCATTAGAAGAATTAAAATCTTATATTTTGGATTTTACTAAAAAAACTAATGAAAAAAATATATTAAATAAAAATTTAACACCCATTATTAATTATACTACCTTTGATAATTTATACAAAAATGAATTAGATATTATTACTGAAATTCAACAACATGTTACTAATATTTTTAATTTAAATTTAAAAAAATACGATGATATTAATCATTGCGATAGAAATTATAATGAATATTTAAAAGATATATTAAATGATATTAAAATCGAAACAGAATTTATTATAGATTCTAATCAATATGATAAAATAAATAAAAAATTAATATTCCTTAATGCCGAATTCTTTGGATTTGATAAACTTAATAAATATATCTATGATAATCGATTATTGAGAACTCAAGATTTTGATATTAATAATGAAATTTCTAAAATAATTAGTGATTCTGCTCATAATATTTCTACCTTAGATCCTAGTGTTAAAAAAAAATATAATTTATCATTAGATCAAACTCAAATAAAAAATTATTTAATGAATTTAGGTAATCAGGATAATATATTTGATGAAACTTTAAAATTTATTGAAAATAGACTAATAATTGAAAATTATAATAATGAACATGAAAAAAAAATAGAAATGACATTTAGACATTTAGAGTTAAAAAATAAACATTATGCTAAACAAATTAAAACATATAATAATTATTCTAAATTAATTATTAATTTATTACAAATTTTTTATTATCAAATTAATTATATATATTTAAATAAAATTATTGGTACTAAAGTTATTATAAAAAAAAATAAAGATGGTACATCATTAATGTCTAGTACTAAAATATTATACGGTAAAATAACTAAATTATATAATAATGAAATTAATTATGATTTAATTCTTGATAATGGTGATGAATTTATTGAGATAGATGAAACTTACTTTGATATTATAGAAAATACATCAGAAATACCTAAAAATTATTATGAATTATATAATCAATCAATTAAAAATTTAAATTCAAAAAGTATAAAAGAAATTAGAAAAATAATTGATAATAAACCATGGTGGCAAAAAACCTACTATGAACATATTACAAAACAAAATAAATGTCCTGTTTCATCTTCTATAATGAAAGGGAAAGATTACAAAAATACAGAGGAAAAAACAATTGATGAAGTAGAAGAATTATATTTTGATAACTATTATAAAATTATAGATGAAGCATTAAAAAATATTGCTAATATTGATAAAAATAATTTATTATTATTTTTTAATAAAATTCAATATTATATTAATAATTCATCAAGTATATTTAAATTATTAGATTTACTTACATCAAAAGGATATATCACTAATATAAATAATAATTTAACCTTTATACCTTTATTGGGTAATACAGAAACACTTAATATTTCAAAATATATATTTTATCGATTATTAATATTTATTTTTATGGAATTAGATGATAAATCTACTACTAGATCTTCTATTAATATTGAAACTATTATAAAAACTTCTATGTGTGATATTATTTTTAATAAAAATATAATTCCTAATGAAAAAACTTTAAATTTATCTGAAAAAGAAATTAAAGAAATTTTAGATATCGAAAAATCTAAAAAAAATAATCAAAGATTAAAAAATTTTCAAAATATGGCTCCTGAATTACAACAAGTTCAGCAATTAATGAGAAAACATAATTTAGGTAATCAATTTGGTGCTTTTGATGATCCTAAAAATGGTGACAATATTAGTGATGAAAATCGTGAAATATTAGAAAATTTAATATCTATCAACAATGAAGATCCAGATAGCCCCACAGACGACCATCTAGAACCTGATCCGGAATCTACTGAATCTATTCAAAACGAGTTATTTGGAAAAATTGATGCTCAAGAACATATTGGTTTTTCAATGCAAATAAATCATGATATTGGTGATCAAGAAGATAATCCGGATCAATTTGATGATTAGTTATTTTCATCTAAAATATCATTTGATATAATTTCAATTATAATATTTTCGTCAATATATATAAATAAAATAGATTTAATATTACATTTTATAGCTAATTCATATCTAGAAAATTCACTTTTATTCATATTGTCAATTTTTAATAAATTTTTTTTTTTATATAATCCTAAATTTTTTATAGAATTATCATTTTTAGGTATTAAATATTTCACTGAATTATCTATGTATTCTTTTAGTAAATCTGAATTAAAAAAAAAATTACTATTATCTATTATAAATATATCTTGATTTTCTATAATTTTACATTTTTTCCATACAAGCATTCCTATTATATTCTTATTGGCTTCAAACATTTAGAATTTATTTGTTAATACTATTTTTAATTAATTTATTCATAAATAATTTTTTTTTATATAAATCATATTCATTTATCAATAAAATAATTAATTTCAATTAATATATTAATGAAATTAATTATTATATTATATGTATGTATAGCATTATTTTTTATTTTTCATAATTTGTTAACTTATAAACATATCAAAGAACCATTTTATGACTATTTAAATATACCTATTGGTAATACTTATTGTCATAGAAAAAAAATTAATAATAATTTTATTAATATAAAAAATAATACTGGCATTGATATAGATGATTTGTATAATTATGAAAACCCAATACTAACAAATTTTAATTTAAGTAATGATAACAAGTTTAAATTTTCGAAGGATACATTGGAAATTATTAATATTTTTGACATTATCAAACAAATATGTCACAAAAAAACTAATAATAAATATGTTAAACTTGAAAATACTAATAATAGTATATATAATTATCATTACACAAAATTTGACGCTACAAGACTCTTAAAATCTATACAATATATTGAAAAAAAAATTATCCATTTATATAAAATTGAAATTAAAAATAATTTAAAAAAATATTATTGTGCTTCATTGAAAATATGCTATCCATATGTTATAACTAGAAAACTAATAAAAATTGAAAAATCAATAAATAGTAATGATCTCCGATACACTTTTCTAATAGAAATAATTATAAATAATAGATCTAGTAGTCAAATTTTCAAAATTATTTTGGAAAGTTTAGGAACTAAAAATTTAATTAATTCTATAAAAATTATAGGTTCTAGAAATTCCGATGAGTTATTAAAAACTAAACCGTATGATAAATCTGATAAATATGTTAATATATATACAAAATTTAATGATTCTAAATACAACGCACATAAAGATTATCTTAGGAGTTCTGATGAAAAAAAAATTATATTTAACAACCAATTGAATAATAAAATATTAAAAAAAAAAATATCTAATACATTATCTAATTATATTTGTTATGGTTCAAAAAATGCTAGTAATATTAATGATTGTGAAATAGATATTAATAGATATGGATTAACTACATATAAGGGTAAATGGGATAGATTGTGTATCTCAAATTCACAGTGTCCATATTATAAAAAAAATAAAAATTATCCTAATACTAGAGGTGGATGTATTGATGGTTGGTGTGAAATGCCATTAGGTACAAAGAAATTAAGTCCTCATCATATTAATCCTGATTCATACCCTCTATGTTACAACTGTAAAAATGAAAATAATAAAGAATGTTGTTTAAAACAAAAAAATCCTGACTATGCTTTTAAAAATGATATTAATGAAAGAACAGATCATATTGAAATTTTAAATAAAAAAGGATTAAAATTATATTAATTTCTATTTAATACTTAAATCCATGTATAGCATCTTATTATGAAGACAGTTAAGTAACCCTAAACCTATTGACTTTGATAGCCTTTATAAAACATACTCTGATTGTACACAATATTAATACTCTGAATGGTATCATTAAAGGAATTTTATCTGAAAGTAAATTATAATTTTATTATGCCAATATGTTTATAACATAGCTTCATTGGAAATTTTTGTTTGTAATATTAACTAAATTCTTACTAAATATTTTTATTAATTTTGTTGAATCTATAAAATTATTTTCTGTAGCTAATTCCGGTTTTAAACACTATAAGTAATAAGACTTAATTCTAAAATAAGCTATCTATCAATTTAAATCTAGTCTAATCTATCTAAAATTTAGCAGAATGATAAAAAGGATCAAGTATTTCTAAATTACAATTACCTGTTCCTACAAAAAAACTACAATTTGGATTTTTATCATTTGATATTAGTCCAATGTGTTTATAATATAATTTCACACCATTATGTAATGGTATAATATTTCTATTTTCAAATGAATCTTCTACTGAAAAGTTTTGTAGTACTTGTTTTTGATCATCATTATTAATATTATCTCTTATATACATATTATTTTCAAATATAGTTTTAATAAGACTGTAAATTATATTGTTATTTTGATTTGAATTTGTAATTAAAATAATTCTTATTCCCCATGTATCTAAATAATAATTAAATGATGGTATATTATAATTCTTTATATTTATTTTCGATTTTCGCCATAATGGAAATTTTAATTTTATTAATTCATTCGGAATTCCTTTTGTTCCTATCATATTTAATAATTTTATTCTAAATAATTCTTTTATATAAGTATTTGGATTTTCTCCTATGATAAATATAGCTTGTATTGTATCATCTATAATTAATTTTCTTATATTTTTATCTGTTATATTTCCATATATAATTTTTAAATCATTTTTTTTTATATTAATTATTTTACATAATTCAAGACCATTATATAAACTACTACTATTTTTTCTACCAAAACATACAGTTTTTCCTTTTAAATCATTCCAACTATCAATATTATATTTAGTATTAGTAATTAAATTAATTTGTTCTTCATATATACCTTTTATAAATTTTATATTATTATATCTTTTACTATATGTTTTTATACCTAATACAGAATTTATTACCATATCTTCTTGAGCTAATCCAAATGATATATTATTATTATTAATTTCTTTTATAGTATTAAATGTTCCGGATCCTTTTAGTACTTTAACAGGATAAATTGTAGATAATAATTTACTATATGAATAATGTAAAGATATATTATCATCAATAATAATTGTATTATTATTATATGCTGTATTTGTTAATCTAACTATTTGTGATTTGTAATTATTAAATTTATCATAAATTTTTTTTTCTTTATGAAAAAAAAAAAAATAATAATAAAATAAAATAAATAATAGAATAATTATTGTAAATATTATAATATTATTCATATATAAATAACAAATGATTATTAATTCAAAAGATTACTTAAAATATTCAATTATACTATTTTTATTAATTTCAATAATAATCTGGAATAAAAAACCAAAATTAATATTTGATAGTAATAATAACATAAAACAATTTGGAACTGGTAAAAATAAAACAATATTTTATTTTCCATTTTTAATAGTTATAATAGCAATTATAATTTTTTTTATATTTAATATGTTTCATTTAGTAATATCCAAGTAATAAATTAATAATTAAAAATATCTTATTATTAATTTATATTATGGAAAAAAAAAAAATACCATCGGCCTCTAAAAAGATATTAAGTAAGCAAATCGATCTCACTCTAGAAAAATTTTTGAATAATTACCTTAAAATTCCATTATCTAACATAGAAATTCAATCAATAGAACCAGAATGGAATTTAGAAACTAAATTAACAAAATTAGATATTAAACAAAAAAATGATAGTATTGATAAATTACGAAAATTAGTTAATAATAAAGTTATAGATATTACTAATAAATATAATTTTAATCATATTTTATTTAATAATGATCAGATATTTTTGGGAACTCCTAAAAATGTTTTAAAAACAATTGATCCTATAGGATTAATAAATGAAAATAATAGATATTTTAGATTTTATTCTGAAAATATAGAAAATATCTTATCATCTATATATCAAATTTATATAAATACTGATACACTAATTACATATGATGAATTTTTGAATAAATATAATTTTAGAAATTTTGATGAAAAATATTCTGATTCACTCTTATCTTTTTCAGAAAAAATTGTAAAAATTATAAATAATTGTAACAAAATAGCAGAAAATCTTAATATTTCTATTATTTTAGTACAGGATAGAATTGCAGATAATGATATTAGGATGAGTAATAGACATTTTGTATTATGTTCAAATAATTCTGAAAATCCATTTAGTAAAAAGATAGCATTGATATATTATCTTATTAACCAATCCAAAAATACTTGCAACTTTGAACCTATAGTTTCTGTTAATATCGAAAAAAATATTATTCAATATATAAGTTCAAAGGAAGAATCAGAATACTTTAAAAATAAAATTATAGAACAAGATAAAAAAGTAGATTCTATACCAAATACAGAATATTTTACTACTTATCCATATCCTAAATCTGTAACTACTATATCTACTTATAAACCTTCTGTATCTGACACGGAATATGAAAAAAAAAGTCTATCATCTAATTATATCTTATTTAATTCAAATGATAAAGATATTGATCTACCAATTATAGAATTAATATACGATAATGCAAATTATAATTTTTTATTAGGCAATAAATATTTTGAAAATGATATTGAATATCACAATATATATGAGGACAATATTGAAAATAAATTAGTAGGAAAGATAAAATTTAATGATGAAAATATTTTAACTGTACATTGGTGTAAAGATTATTCTATCATTGATTCAATTAAAACTGGAGGTTCCCAATTAAATAAAGACGAATTAAATTTTCTTAATTTGGGGAAAATAAAAAAAAAATGAAATATTATCTAAATTATATATTTATATATTTAGATAATGTCAAAAAAAGTTAAATTTAATGATACTGAATACATAAAATTTTTTGATTCAAATGATCCTCCTAAATTTATTAATTGTTTTTCTAATACAAAATATAAAAATTTACTCTTATACGTTACAAAATTTATAAGTTTCTTAATTATTTTACTATTAATATTAGTATCATTATACTTCTTCAAAATATAATATTAAATATTATTTTTATTTAAAATATCTATAATTTTTTCTAAATTTATATTTAATTTATCTACACAATCACATATATTATCTCCATTTTTACTTAGAAAATATGAGATCATATAATCATCTAAATTATTATCTTCTTCGATAGATTGTTTACTAGTTGAATCAAATGATTCGTCCTCTATATTATTTGATTTAATTATATCTAGCTCTTGTAATTTACCAGATATATTTTTCATAATATCTTTAAATTCATTACAACTAGATACTTGTTTTATAATATCATTTAGATTATTATTTATTTCATTATTGGAACTATTTTCAACTATATCATTTGAATTATTATTTATTTCATTTTTAGAATAACTTTCACCTATATTATTATTACTCATGTTATTATTTTTTTTAGATAAATTAATAGAAAAATAAACGAAATTATTAGTAAAAATATAAATAATGTAAAAGTATGAATAATTATTCTTTTCTAGATGATTTTATGTTTGTGTTTTCTTTAGGTTTTTCATCTAAATATTTATCTAATTTTCTAAGATTTTCTTCAACTTTTTTACTATTTGTTACATTGCATGACATTTTTATACTAGTATAATAATTTATTATAGTAGCTGTAATACTATTTAATACAATTATAAATGATTGTGCTACAGAATATCCTAATTCATTATTACCTATTATTGATAAAAAAGGTTCCCTGATAAACGATACAAAATATACCAAAAAATATCCTATAATACTGTAAATACAAGACTTTATTCCCATTCTTATCGCATTCATCTTATTAGTTTTTTTACAATTTTTTTTTGAAGCATATATAGAAATAATTACTCCAAGTAAGAATGATGTAATTAATATACTACTTATACTTAACAATAAACCTGATACATTTTTTATATACTTTATTAAAAAATAATTATTAAAAAAAATATTACCAATTAATACTATAATTGTTAATAATATACTTAAAATTATTCCATTCATTATTATTATATTAATATATATTATTTATATTTTATAATATTTATTGCAAAATTATCCAAATTTAATATATTATTTACACATTTAAGTGTACGATATTTATGAAATGTATCCAAAATATCTATAATATTTATATTTATATATTTAAAAGAATTATTCATACTTATTTTATCTAGATTTTCTAATATTATATATTTAATATTAATTTTTTTTTTTGTTAAATAGTTAAATTTATCTATTCTCTCATTTAATAATTCACAATCAATCTTATTATCAATTAATATATAATTAAAAAATTTTTTACCTTCATTTATAGCTTTATATAAATTTTTATTACAAATTAAGTTTATAATATTTTTTTTAGAAATAAATAATACAATATTTGTATCAATTAAATTATTCGTACATATAGGACATTTTGAGCTATAGTTTAAATGATTAATAAATCCATATAATAAAAATTCATGATTACATTCACATTTTACTCTAATATTACTTGACAAATTTTCATATGTTATTGGACAGTTATTTCTTGAAATTTCATTATTTATACAAATTTCATAATTAATATTTTTTTTTTTTAATATTTTTTCAAATAAATATATATCTTCATATAATTTTAAACTATTATCAATTAATTCTATGTTAGATTTATTAATTCTAATTATTTTACTATTATAAATTTGATTAATATTATCTCCTTCTAAATAAAAATATATATTATTCTTAATAAAATTTTTATTATATGCTATATCATTTAAATATTTAACTTCACAAAAAAGTATAGATTTATTCTGTATATAATATGAATAATTAAAATTAAAATTCCATTTAGTTTGTAAAAAAATCTTATTATTAAATTTTATTATATTTGTTAAAAATTTAAAATTACTATTTGAAACTATATCAGAATTCAAATTATCCAAAAATATAATGTTATCAAATTTTATCAATTCTACATTATAAAAATAGATATTCTCTAATTTATCTAATAATATAATATTATTTATATGTTTTTGATAATTTAAATATCCTTTTTTATGGTCTAACGACGAATGATATTTTGTATAATTATTAAAATAATTTCTATTTTTTATTAAATTAGTATCAATTATTACAAATTTACTACTTAATATTTCTTTTAACATTATTTTTTTGTAATTTTTTAAATTTATATAAATACTATCCTTATTAAATGATAAATTTTTTATTTTTTCATCATTAATTATTAATAAAACTTTACTATTAGAAAAATATTTTATTAAATTATGTAATAAATTATAATTATTATTTATATCAAAAATTATATAAGAAGAACATATTGATAAATCTTTATCTTTATTTATTATTAATTCTTGTTTATCTAAATTTATATATAAATTATCGATCTCCAATTCATTATCATTTACAGTTTTTACTATCGTTTTTTTATATAGATTATTTATAAATTTATCTAAAGTATTACAATAATTTTCATGAAATATTTTTTTTAATTGATAATTAAATATATCTTCATTATATTTAAAATTTTCAATATTATTTTTTAATATTTCAAATAATTCATTTCTTTTTGGTATACTTTCATTATTTTCTATTAGTTTATTTAATTTCATAAAATTGCAATAAATAAATATTAATAAATTAGATTTTTTTAATTCTAATTCTACTTTATATAAATCATAGTTACCATTTATTAAAAATGGAACATTTATCACCAAATTATGATTTAAATCTTTAATACACTTATCTTGATATGATATATAAAATCCTCTAGAATTTATTGTATTGATATCATAATTGATGAAATTCAATTTTAACCAAGTCATAAATTAGATATTTATTTTTAATATGTAATTTATTTTTAAGTATAATAAACTTCTTAATTATCTTATATAACTATATTTATATATTTTATATATCCAATGTTTAAACCGAATTTAATACTAAATAAAAGTAAAAATATTAATAAAAATTTACTTAATAACTTTATAGAATTAATAATTTTTTTTTTATTTACTATTTTCATAATTACATCATTATATGTTAAATTTAAAAACAAATCTTCCATAAAAAAAAAAAATAAAGCTATTATTGATTTTTATAATAATGTTTATAGTTATTGATTTTTTTTTAATATATATATTATAATAATGAATAATATTTACGATGATTTTTTTAATAAACAGTTAGGTGGAAAACCTAAACGAACTAAAAATGCTATTTCTGTAAAACAGGCAAAAAAAAAATTTATTGATTATTATAAAAATGATCCTGAGACAAATAAACCAACTGAAGAAGGAAAACTTCGAGCTATGCGATTTGATATGATGTATCAAAAAAAACCAAAATATACATGGAAATGTAATACTACTGATGTTTATGATCATATAAATAATATAGAACCTAATATGTGTGAAGAAGGTTCTGCCATTTATTTAAAAAAACATGGACCAAAAACTTTTGATCTTGAAGGTATAGATTCATTCAATGAAGATGAAATACACAATGTTCATTCATATCCTAATGAAATATTCCGATCAAGAGGTAGTACTTATAGGAAAGATATAGATACAAATGACCAAATTTATGGTCCTCGTTTAAAAAAAAAATCTAAAAAATCACAAAAAAAATCTGAAGAAGATATTGAAAAATATGATTTAGAAGGAAATATAAATACATTATTTACAAAACATTCAAAAAATTGGTATGATTATCATTATGATAAAAATTTATATACTGATATAATTAAACAAAATTCTCCTAATTATAAACCAAAAAAAAAATCTGCAAATTTAGTTGATATAAGATGGTGTAAAAAATATCCTGAAAAATGTAATGAAAATGAGGATGATGATAGTGATATTTCCACTATTTCCGATATCAGTACTCCTTCATCTAGTGTTATAATAGATGGAGAAACATCTGAAGAACTTGAAGAATCTCATACTATTGATGAAGAAGAATCTCATACTATTGATGGAATAGAATCTCATACTATTGATGGTGAAGAATCTCATACTATTGATGAAGAAGAATCTCATACTATTGATGGAATAGAATCTCATACTATTGATGGTGAAGAATCTCATACTATTGATGGAGAAGAATCTCATACTATTGATGGAGAAGAATCTCATACTATTGATGGTGAAGAATCTCATACTATTGATGGAGAAGAATCTCATACTATTGATGGAGAAGAATCTCATACTATTGATGGAGAAGAATCTCATACTATTGATGGAATAGAATCTCATACTATTGATGGAGAAGAATCTCATACTATTGATGGAATAGAATCTCATACAATTGATGGAATAGAATCTCATACAATTGATGGAATAGAATCTCATACTATTGATGGAGAAGAATCTCATACTATTGATGGAGAAGAATCTATTATGCAGTCTGATATAGACGAATCCAGAATTGAAATAGGTGAATCTTCTATAGATTCTTTGGAAGATAAAAAACCTATTGATTGGGATAAATCTGTAAAACAATCATCTTCCGAAAAAAGTAATATTAAGAAATATACATTAGAAGAATTTAAAATGCTCATTAATAATAAAGTTAAGAGTATATTAATTCATAATGAATTACAATATTTTACAATTATTAATAATAAAATATATTTTATTTTAATGATTGAGGATAATAATGTTTTTATTGAAATGAAATTTAATTCTTTGGATGAAATGTTAGAAGAATATGATTTACATAGTAAAAATATACTTGAAGATGATTTTGCTAGTGATATTGATCCTAGCTCACAAGTTAGTGATATTGATGAATACATTCCGGATGTACAAAGAGAAAGTGTAGAAGATATAGATAGTGATAAAATTTCAGTAGAAATTAGTGATCCTCAATTACCTATTACAGATGAACAACCTGATATTTTGTTACAGGATCAATTAGAAGAAAAATTACCTGAAACTGACATCAGTATTGATCCAGAAAAAATTGATCCTCAATCACCTATAACTGATCCAGAAGGTGATATAACATTACAGGAACAATTAGAAGAAAAATTACCTGAAACTGACATCAGTATTGATCCAGAAAAAATTGATCCTCAATCACCTATAACTGATCCAGAAGGTGATATAACATTACAGGAACAATCAGAAGAAAAATTACCTGAAACTGACATCAGTATTGATGCAGAAAAAATTGATCCTCAATTACCTATAACTGATCCAGAAGGTGATATAATATTACAGGAACAAATAGAAGAAAAATTACCTGAAACTGAGATCAGTCTTGATAAAGAAAAAATTGATCCTCAATCATCTAAATCTGATGAACAAGATGATATAACTTTAGATAAAGAATCTGAAAAAAAATTATCAAAAAGTTTATCAGAACTACTTGAAGATGACAGTTCTGATGACGAAGAAGTAGAAACAGAATTAAAAGAATTTGATGGTAAGGTCTATTATATTTATAATGACGATATATATTACCTAAATGATAATACTAGTCCAATGTATCAGGAAAAAGTAGGATTATGGACTGATAAAGGACCAATAATTGACGAAGAGTATAAAGATCTTATTTTTAAATAAATTAATTTATTTTATAATTATCATTTATAACTCAATTTAAAACTAACCTAAATAACCTTGTTATTATATTAATGAATTAATTATCTAAACTTTAAACAAGTGATCTAGTTTTTGTTTAAACAAAAACTAGATACATTAATAGTAATATATGTCAAATAAATATCTGATTAAATAATATAGTATATTTTATGGAACATATAATAGAATATGATCTTATTGATGATGATCAATATAAAGAAGAAATAATAGACATTATGAATATTTTACAAATATATAATAATAATATATCTAATTTTATAAAAAAAAAAAAAGATACTGATAATATA